CCGCGACTCCGTAAGATTCTCACTCAAAAACCCAGTTTAATTAAGGGGAAGCGGAAAAATTTCGGCCAAAAAAGCTGATTTTAAATGGCGCTTACAAATAAAGACCTGGCTGCCCATTTTAATGTGACCCCATCGCGTGCAGCTGCCTTGGTTCGAGCTGGGTGCCCCTTGGATTCGCTGGAAGCTGCCACTACCTGGAGGGAGGCCCGGCTTTTACGTGGCCAGCGTGGTGGGGTGGAGGTTCGGGCCCCAATAAATTATGACCGTACATCTATCCAAGCTGATACCACCTTTGAGGAAACCGTACAACGTCACCGAGATCTGAAAGAGGATGCTCGCCAGCAGTACATCGCAGCTCGCGACGCTGGTGACCCCAATCAAAACAAGCTTTACCAAACTTATGAGAAGATTGCGTGGACTTTAGTTAAATTTGAACGCGAAGCCCTGGCACGCGCAATTGAATCAAAGGAGTTGATTAAGGTGGTCCTGGCCGTCGATAAGCTTACCAAGATTTTAATTGAGATTAAAGCCGACCTGCTGGCCTTTGGGATGGAAGTAGCCACGGCCGCAAACCCCGAATCACCTGGCACCGCGTTAAAAGCTATCGATGCCCACGCCCAGAAGCTGTTAGCCAAATGGTCCCAAGCTCAAACCGAAACAATAGCTGAGATGGTAACACCGGAGCAAATTATTGCACCAGAATCACCCCCATCCGAAAATTTTAATGGAGATATCAGCAGCGATAGCATTTGAGCGCAAATTACGTTCGGTATTAGCTCCAGATCCTCATAGGGACCCAGTGGCCTGGTTGGAGCACCACGTTAAATCTATTCCGTACTCACCGCAATCTGGACCGTTTCGCATTAAGAATTCGCCTTGGTTAGCTGAACCCTTGCGTGCTTTAGTTGATCCAGAAGTACAGGAGATTGCGGTACTAGGTTCGGTCCAAATGGGCAAGAGCTGGGTGACGGAAGCAGCGAGCTGTTTAATTCCACTGCTGGCACCTGGCCCGACGCTAATGCTTCAAGATATTGACCGTAACGCCGACGATTGGCTGGATACGCGTTTAAGGGTGTTATGGGAATCTATCCCAGCTGTTAAAAATCTTATTGGTCCAGAAGGAATTCCTAAAAAAGGAGCAATTAATTTTAAAACAAATTCGGCCTGGGTGCTGGGTGCAAATAACGAACGCAACTTACAGCGCCGTTCAATTCGGTACATTTTGGGTGATGAGGTTTGGCAGTGGGGTAATGGATCTATAAAAGAAGCTTTGGCGCGAACCACTGCTTTCAAATGGCAAAGCAAAACAGTTTTTGTTTCCCAGGGTGGAACGGAAGGCCACGATTGGGCCGAATTCTGGAAAACCACGGACCAACGGGTTTGGACATTTGCGTGCCCAGATTGCGGCCACCGCCAAGAATATAAATGGACATCGTTAAAGTTTCCGGAAACAGCTCTGACTACCACGGGATGGGATTTGAACCAGGTACGTGCTGGGGTAATTTATATTTGTGAGAAATGTAGCTCAGAGCTAAAAGACACTAATGCGGTACGCACCAGGTTAAATTCCACGGGTGCTTATGTGGCCACAAATCCACGAGCACCTAAAGAGCGTCGAGGTTATAACTTTAACGCCTTATGCTCGCAGTGGGGATTAAGCTGGGGTGATTTGGCAGTGGAATGTATTGAGGCCAGTAGGGCGTACGATGAACGTGGCGATACCGTCGCACGCCAGGAATTCAAAACAAAGCGCTTGGCCCAGCATTGGCAGGAGGAAGCTGATGAAATTAAGATAGAAGAAACGGTGGGTGAATATAAATTAGGTGACCCCTGGCCTGATGAAGCTAAATTTATTAATGGTAAACCAGTGACGGGTATCGCGTTACCACCAGATCCTTTAAACCAGAAAGAGCTGGTGCGCTGTAGGTTCCTTTCCGTGGACGTACAGAAACGTGGATTTTATTACACCATCCGAAGTTGGGATGCCCAGGGTAAAAGCCGGTTAGTGGCCTGTGGTTATGTGTTTGCTTGGTCGGAGCTCGCCGACGTGCAGAAAAAGCACGACGTTCACCCATTTAATGTTTTCGTAGATTGCGGTGACCAGAAAGATGAGGTGCTAGCAGCTTGTGGTGCACGTGGCTGGAATGCGACGCGTGGCGATCAGAGAAACGAATTTGCCTGGAAGATTCGCCTACCTAGTGGAATGACGAAAACCGAATATAGGCCTTATTCGCCTGCGATTATAGAAACCAGTGGCCAGAAACGGGTTAAAGTTTTTTATTATTCAAATTTACGTTTTAAGGACACCCTCAGCACGTTAATCCGACGTGGCCGACATACGCGTGCCCAGGACGTTCCCCAGGAGTACTTAGCTCAAATGCAATCAGAGCGCCGAACCATTACCAGTGGTGGGAAACCCATCTGGGAACAAATAGGTGATAGGCCAAACCATTTTTTCGACACTGAATGTATAGGCCTCCTGCCAGCTATGGCCTATAAGCTTACGGGCCGGGTTGACCAGGATAGTAGTGAAGATGGCCAGGATGAAAATAAAACTGCTACCCCTTGACAATGGCAGAGCAGTTAAGCATATTTACATCGCGGTGGGATTCATTGGGCATTGGTGGTCTAGCCGCAAAGCTGCCAATCTTGTTATGCAAGGTTGGTAGCCCCGTTATGGTTATTTTGACTGTAACGCGATTTTATATGAGCATACGCCCTACCGGTTGCTTCTTAACGTTGCCTCAAACCACTATTGAGGCGATTCGCGACCAAGCTGCTGCGATGATTTTGGAGGGTAAAACGATGATGAGTTACACAGATTCCGGTACATCTGTGGGTAAAAAATTCGCTATGGATCCACAGGTGGCCTTAGTGGAATGTCGTTATGCGCTACAGATTTTAAACCCAATGCAATACGGAAACCGAGACACTGTGCGCGTTTATAACGGCCTGTGGAATTTCCGAGGGTTATAAAATTTGTAGATATGGCACGCATCCCTAAAAAGAAAATTAATTTACCTGTTAAGAAAACTGCAGGTAAAAACACCCCATTAAAAGCGCGAGCTGATGGGATGGGTGGTGCTGGAGGTGGATGGGGAGGTAGTGGGATTTTTAGCCAATTTGAAGGAGCTAAGTTTAGTAATAAACGCCAGTGGATTAATTCGCCTTATCCTGCTGATTTTAAGAAGGTAATGTCCACTTTTGACCGCCAGGAGCTAACGCGGAAAATGCGCTGGCTTTCGGTTAATAGTGGCCTGGTACGTCAGATGGTTAGTGATATGGCGCTTTATTCCGTCGGTGATGGTCTCAAAGCTCAACCAGCCAGTGGCGATGCGGCCTGGGATAAAATGGCCTATGATCACTTTCATAATTGGAGTATTCAGGTTTGTGAAGTAACAGGCCGTTATAATTTCGCTGACGTTCAGCAAATTTGTTCGCGTCGCATCGATATCGACGGTGAAGTTTTTGCCCTAAAGACATTCGACACCCAGGGTAACTGCCAGCTACAGATTATCGAGAGTCACCGGGTAGGCACCACTAATTATACTGAAAACCCACAAGCTGGGATTTTCGACGGAATTATTTTTAATAAATACGGTAAGGTAACGGGATATAATATTATCAAATCTGATGGCGATGCACGCGAAGTTTCCGCTGCGTCGATGATGCACGTGCATCACCCAGAGCAAGTTAGTGGTGCACGAGCTTATTCCCCTCTCCAGCACAGTATTAATAATATTGTAGATATTTTAGAAATGTTATCGCTGGAAAAAGAAGCGGTAAAAGCTAACGCGGATATTGTTCGCACCATCACTAAAGAAGCTGGTGAATTCGCTGGAGATGTGGCCGATTTCCAAAGTTTCGGGATGCGCCCTCAAGATTGGGGCCAAACCAATAATTCAGTTTATACAAACCCAGGTGAGGTGGGTGCTTTTGTGGGTGGCAAAATCCTGGCATTAAGCCCAGGTGAAAAGCTGGAATCACACACCAGCACGCGAGCTAACGAGAATTTTCAAACCTTTATTGACCAGCTTAATCGGGATTCGGTAGGTGGCGTGCTACCTTATGAATTTACCGTAGATCCATCTAAACCAGGTTCTACTGGAGTACGTTTAGTGACTGCCAAAGCCCAGCGCGTATTTGAAGCCCGACAAAAGGTTTTAATCGATAGGTTATGTTCGCCCACCTACGCGTACGTTATTGCGTCCGCTATCGCTAATGGCGATCTACCACCTAATGACAATTTCAATAAGGTTAATTGGGTAACTCCACGCAAGATTACTGTAGATGCTGGCCGGGATGCTTCTGCTAACCAGCGCGATATTCAAATGGGGTTGAAAACCCTTAGCGATGATTTTGCGGAACGTGGCAGTGATTTCTATGATGAAACCGAGCGCCGCATTAATGAGCAAAAATATATTTTAAAACGTTGTAAAGAGGAAGGCCTGGAGCCCTGGCGCATCTATATGCCTCTCAATACATCTATCCCGGATATCGACGGTGATAACGGCCCAAAAGCTGATACCGAAGATAATGACGAAGAATTTAAAACATTAACCTAACTATTTACTAAAAAAAATTATGAAGAATTTATTAAAAGACATTAAGGGTAATCGCCCACTGCTCATTAAATCTGAGCAAGCTGCAGCTTACCTGGAGCGTACTAACCAACTGACCCATATTCCCCTGGGTACCAAAATTTCGGATATTGGCGAAATGGTTGCAGCCATTTTCGGTGAAGTTCAAACCTATGAAAAGTTTCCTCCTTACGCGGTAATTCCCATTAAAGGTGTAATCGGTAAGAATCTTTCCGAAATGGAAAAGATGTGCGGATGTTGCGATATCCAGGACGTTGAAGAAATGTTGGAAGATGCAGTAAACGATAAAAGTATTACTAACATTATTTTCCATATTGATTCGCCTGGTGGTTGCTCAGTGGGCGTTCCAGAGCTGGCTAATCGTATTAAAAATTGCAGTAAAAACACTATCGCTTTTACGGATAGCGAGGCCTGCAGCGCTGCCTACTGGCTTGGATCGCAAGCTAAGAGCTTCTATGCCACGCCATCATCTACGGTGGGTTCGGTAGGTGTTTACATCGCTTATCCAGATATGTCCCAGGCCTATGCTAACGAAGGTATTAAAATGGACGTTATCAAAGCCGGGATGTTCAAAGGTGCTGGAATTCCTGGCACGTCTTTAGACGAACGCCAGCGTGCTATGCTCCAGGAGGAAGTTATCGATATTTGGGCGCAGTTTAAAACGGCAGTTAAATCGGTCCGCGAATTTGTTGAAGATTCGTCTATGGAAGGCCAAACCTTTAGCGGTACGAAAGCGGCCGCAGTTGGCCTGGTTACTGGCCTTATTAATGGGTTTGATGAGCTGATGGAATCTTTAGATTCCGCAGTGGCTGAGCAAATGGAAGCTGATGAAGAAAACAAACAGCTGGAAGCTGATGAAACGATGCCAGAAGCTAAAGGTAAATTACTTACCGCGTCCGCACGTGCTTTGGTTGGTATTAACTTAAACCTTAAACCACAGGCCTCTAAAAAGGATGATGAGGAGGATGATGATGAAGATGAAGATGGCGTTCCTACTACCCCAGATTTAGAAGCTGATAAGCTTCCCCCTAAAATGGATGAGGATGAGGAAGAAGATGAAGATAAGGACGAAAAGCATATGGAATCAAAGCACATCGTTATTTCTGATTTCGATGGCACGATTAAAAATGAAAATGAGGATGAAACCTTAAATAAATCTGTCGCACGTCACCTTAAAAAGATGGCTAAAGCTGGCCGAGAAATTCACGTGGTAACTGGCCGGCACGAAGAAGATCGTGCTAAAGTTAGCGAGTATTTGGCTAAACACAATGTCGAGCACCACGGCCTGCATATGAAGCAGGAAGCTGACGAACGCGCCACCCCGTATTACAAGGTGGACGTAGTAGGTAAAATTGAGGCCGAAGGTCATCATATCGCCCATATCGTCGAAAATGATGAGCATTGTGCTGAGGCCTATACCGAAGCTGGCTGGCATTGTATTCACCCAGATACCGTTAAAAAAATGGATGATGAGGCCGACGCGGAAGAAGCTCTGGAGACGGAAAAGAAGCAAAACGATGGTGCTAAAAAACGTCACAAAGGCCGGACCATTTGACACGAACGCGTTTTTATAACCTATGACTTTAGAAGAATCCTTTAAGGCCTTAAAAGCCGCATTCACTAATAAGAATGCCGAGGCCGAAGCTCACGCTAAAGAAGTTTCTGCGTTAAAAGAAAAGAATGATACGCTGGCTGCTGAGATTGCTACCTTGACTGAAAAGTTTGAGATGGCCGCAGCTGCTGTTTCCGAACGCGACGCGTTGGCTAGCAAGGTTGAAGAATTGTTAAAGAGCTTGGCCGCAGTTGAAAAGGAAAAGGCCGAAGCTAATAACAAAATTGAGTCAGTAGGTAAGAAGGCCGCACAGATCGTGGCGGCCGCTGGTGCTACTCCTATAGAAATCATTCCTGGTAGCACAGCAGAAGCTGCAAATAAATCCGGTAAAGAGCTCTGGGAAGAATACCTGGCGATGCCACCTAGTGCTGCAAAGCAAACTTTCTATAACAAACATCGTAATAAGATTATCGCTCACCTAGGCATTAAATAATTTTTCTTAAAAATTCCTAACACAATTAACTAAACAAAATGGCAACTAATTCCGTTTTAAATCAAGGCCTTGCTCCTCAATTCGTGGCGGCCGAAACCCTTCGCACGCTGGTGCCTGTTCTGCAGCCCTTGAAAGAGATCTGCGTAACGGACTGGTCCCCTTACGTTGCGAATATTGGTAACGTGGTCCATACGCGCCTCGCTGCTCCGCTTACTGCTCAAACCTATGACCCTTCGGTCGGTTTCACTGAGCAAAGCGCTAACGCTGCTGATATTGCAGTTACGTTGAGCACGCAAACTTTCGTTGATATCGCATTTTCTGATACTGAAAGCGCTGCGATTTCGCCGACGATGTTGAAAAATGTTTTTATTGAACCTATGGTAGAGTCAGTTGCGAAATCTATTTTTGACAACTTGCTAGCTCTTTGCACGTCTGCAAATTTCACTAACGCTGGTTACTCTGGTAGCTTGGCATCGTTTAATCGTGCTAGTGGTATTGTTCCTATCGTTACGAAGTTAACGCAAATGAACATTCCTTACCAAGGCCGCACGTTATTACTTTCGCCTTCTGGTTATGCTCAATTGCTTGCTGATCCTCAAGTAGCGCAATTCTTGAGCATCGGCGACAACAGCGTTATTCGCGATGGTCAGTCTAATGAATTTTCCAACGGATATTTCGGTAAGCTTCACGGCCTTCGCTGCTGGGAGTACAGCGCTTTCCCCACTACTGGTACTGCTTATACTGAAGGTTTGAATGGCATCGCATCGGCGAAACAAGGCTTAATGTCGGTAATTCGAGTGCCCAATACCATCACGGTCGGTGGTGGCACGCAGGAGATTATTACGGACAACGGTCAAGATGGTGAAGGTGGTTCAGGCTTCTCTCTCGCCTTCCGTCAATATTATAATTGGCAGGAAGGAAAGCTTCACTTCAATGCCAACCTAATCCAGGGTACTGCAGTCGGAAATCCTGCTGCGCTTGCTCGAGTTGCGTTTACTTCGTAATCGTAATTCAAATACAAAAAACAATGGGCTCCAAATCGGAGCCCATTTTATTTACGTGCTTTGACTGTAACGCGTTTTTATGGGAATGATACAAGATGAATGGGCCGCCGACGCTGCGATTATTCTTAGCGAAATTCCCAAAGCTGTAACTGTTCAGCACACTACTACCGGTACGCCCGTAGCGTTTAACGTTTTAATGTCAGCACCGATGGTTCAGCAGGATATGACCACGGGAGGTTTTCTTAATTCAACTTCATACGATATTAAATTTTTACGTACCGATACGGTACTTAATCCTGGCATTGTGATCTACGGTAACCTGGTCAATTACAACGGTACACAATTTAGAATCGTCGCAATTAATGACCGCCCACCATCGGCCTGGATTATTTGTAAAGTAATGTCTAGCGCTGGACCAACGTAATGGCAATTAGAGCGCGTGGTAATGTAGTAGTAGATGACACTATTTTTCTGGCCCATATCCAGGACTACGCAACTGTTATGGGTAAAGAAACATCTACAGTGATTCGCCAGCAGGCCGGTTTATTTTGTAAAGATATGGTGGGATATACCCGGCCGTTTGCTAGCAAATCATCGGGTGGAACGGGTGGTACTATTGCAGCTAAAAAGGTGGGGTTTGATAACGTCACTAATTCGGCCAGGAAGATATTTCAACCAATTGAGCACGCGACTAGCCAACAAATCGCTTCTATAGGCGATTATGACGTATTTAAGGCCTGGGGTGAACGTAATAATAGGTTAGGTCCAGCTTCTGGCCGTAAAATCCGATGGGTACAATTCCAGGCCAAATATGGCAACCAGGGAACGCCAACCAAGTACTTCCCACGCGGTAGCATAGATGCGATGGATAACTTTATGCGCCAATACCGATTAGATGGTGGCCGTGGTGGACTTAAAACATCCGCGAAGGAAGCTGAGCATTCTTTCGCTATTGTCCAAGATGAAGATGAATTAAATAAATACATTAAATTTAAGCAAAAGGATGTAGGCCTGCTTAAATCTGCTTACTGGTTTGCAGCTCAAAGGATCGGTGCAAAAATTACGGTACCGGCCTGGGCCAAAAATAAAAATGCAGCTGGTAACGCTATCGCCATCGATAAATCCCAACAAAAGCAAACCCCAGAAATTACGGTGGGTAATGTTATCGGTAATAAGCTGGGTAATGAATCCTGGACCAAGGCAGCCATTAACCAGCGTGCTTTAAAAATGCGTGCCCAGATGGCCAATTATATGAATAAAAATTCTGTGGTTATTTGGAAAGCTACCAATACCGCATCCTATTTTAATTTATGACTACGTTATACGGAATTCGTACCATCACTGAGCAATCGCTATTAGCTTTATTCCAGGCCAACGCGACGATGCTTCCCAGCGTGGAGCTGGTGGCAGGTCAAACCGATGCCATCCGGTCCCTACCTATCATTATTATCCACGCGGAATCTGCCCAAGCCCACCCAGATCTAGGTGGCACCCCTAATGGAAATTTTGCCATTACGGTACGCATTTACGTCTATTCGTCAGCTGATGATTCTACCCTGGCACAGCATCGCGCACGCGTGGAGGCCACCCAGGCCATTATGGAGGATTTTGCGACGATGCAGAGCTTATGGCAGCAAGGTACATTATATTTTAGCCAGGTAATTTCGGATGATGAAGGGGTAGCTGATCGTCGATGGGGTAACGTTATCCAATACAGTTTAGTGGCCGTTTACCCACCCCAGTAATCCATTTTGACACAAACGCGTTTTTATAAGCTATGGCCACACCCACTACTTACGGAACCGCCCAGGTTTGGGGCGTTTATGACGCAACTTCTACTAATGGTTTTATTACGTTGCAATCGGATGACATTAGCAAAACCGATGTAATCCAGGCCGAAGTAATGGACAGCACCGGGGTGGTAGCCACCTTGCGTTTAGATGACCAGCGCGACGAAATTACGTTAACTGGCGTGCTTAAACCCACATCCTCGATTCCCTTGCCTGCATCGACGATTACTTATAACGGTATTAGCTACATTATCATTTCAACTGATGATGCTGGTACTAACAATGGTTTCCGTAAGATTCAGATCAAGGCGAAGAAATACCAAGGTATTAGCACGTAATCCCTAAAGGGATTAACCCACCGATGGAAAATAGGTGGATAAAGGCCGCAACAATTTTACCGCCTACCGTCAAGGTTTGCGGTAAAACTCTTTTACCATTCTGCCTACGTCACCGCGTTGCCCTGGAAGCTGTAAATAGCCCTGTCCTAAATATTAAGCTTAACCTTACGCCCCAGGATCTACTGTTTGCGGTACGGGTATTAAGCACGTATGATATGGAAAGCACGCGTGGAGGACCAACGCTAAAAGAAAGCTATTTACTAGCTTTATATAACCATAGGCCTGCTGTTTTTTTACGCGAAGCTATAAAGCTGATTAACTATTTTAATGCCCAGGCGCTATGGCCACGTTTCTGGGAAAAGGATAGCAAAAGCAGTGATTGTGGAATCCCCTGGCATTTATCCATTATCGCAGGCCTAACGCGTAATGGGTGCAGTTTAGAAGAAGCTTGGACAATGCCAGAAGCCGAAGCTGTTTGGCTGCATATTGCCCATTGTAAAGCTAATGGTGCGAAGATAGATGTAGTTTCAGAGCAGGAATGGCAAGCTATGGAGGATTACAAGGCCGCTGAATCTCAAAATAAAAACAATAACCTAAACCGAAATTAAAATGGCAGATTCAGATGTAAAAGTAAAATTTGGTGGTGACTTCTCCGGGCTCAGTAAAGGCGCATCGGCCGCAGCTGAACAGGCCGGGATGGCGATGGCTAATAGCTTTGGTGACGCAGCGAATAAGGCCACTAAGATGTTCCTGGGTGCCTTTGCAGTTACTACTATCGTCAGTAACATATATTCCGGGATTCGGGAAGCAGGTCAGTACTTTATGGATCTGCAAAACACGATGAAGAAAACGGGTGCATCATCATCGGATTTACAAACCCTGGGTAAAGCTGGTAAAGAATCTGGGGTAGGTATTGAGCAAATTGGGATGGCCCTGGTTAAGACAAATAAGTTTTTAAATGAAGCTTCCCAGGGTTCGGCCGCTAATTTAAATATCTTACGTGCCTTAGGTTTGGCTACGGATGAAAATAGCGCAAAGCAAGTTAAAGCTATAGATGTGGTTTATAGTTTATCAGATGCCATAAAGAAATCTGGTGATGCCACGCAATATACCGAAACCATTATGAAGATTTTCGGTAAATCTGGAGCTGATTTAATCCCGGTACTTCAAATGGGTTCAGAACATATGAAGGAGCTGGCCGAGAATGCTAAAATTTTTACCGATGAAGAAATTAGGGCTGGGGTGGCAGCTGAAAAGGCCGCACGTGCAGCTGGTCGTGCCTGGGATGAATTAATGCGCGAGCTGGCTGCAGGCCTGGGTGAATTTGCCATTAAGGAAGAATTTTCAAATGCCCTGGATAAAAGTTTAGAAAAACAAGGCCTGGAACGGTACGGATTGGAAGGTATTACCACAGAGCAACAGCAGCAGCTCACTAACGAATTCCTTCGTACGGGTAAAAAAATGGGAATGAAAAACGATGAAATTTTAGATTATGCAAATAAGATGTTTGCAGAAGGTGGTTCATATTATGCTGCGTTAACTTCCCCTGTTTCTGGTGTAATGGGCCCACAAGCTGCGGAAAAGATTTATAATGATATTGTTAATGAAATCGCGGAACGTAATGAAAACGCCACCGATGAAGTTAGCGCTAATTTCGCAGATACTTTAGAAAAAAATAACAGTAAAGCACCCCAAGTAATTGCGTCATCACTGCAGGCCATTGGCGGTGGTGACATTGGCAGCGTTTACCAGGCCACGTATGATACGCAGGCACAGATTTTAGATGTGAATCAACAGCAGGCCGAATCGTTAAAATCAATTGATAACAAAACCCCAAATTTATCTGCCACATCTAACGAACCTGTAGATTTAGCCAAATGAGTACTAATTACGGAAATGCATTAACTGATTTAGGATTACGCCAGCCATCTGGTGGAATTCATTATGATCCCTTTGGGATGGCCCAAGCTCAAACCATTTGGCGCATTAACGGTGGCCCGTCGCAAATGTCGAACATTATTGACATTCAAAATAAAATTAAAAGCCGGGATTCATCGGTAATGGTTTACCCAGAATCTTTAGGGTTTTCGATGATAGCTTACAAATGGGATATTACTTTTGATAAAGCCAACATCGCGACGCTAACCATAGATTATATGGGAGTCTATGCTGCAGAAGGGTACAGTAATGCCCAATGTACGGGCGTGGCTAATACCTCCGCGCAACCTATTGAAACCCATCCGAATTTTACTTATCTCCAGCTTAACGGTGGGGATACAGGATTTGATTCAGCTACGCCATTAGCTGGGACGGCCGAAGGCACGCGGTACAATAACGCGATGTTCACTAAGAATTCTAGCAGTAATTATTGGGCGTTTAATGGGTTTGGCGTTTCCAACGTGGCCACGGCCGCCAATAAGAAAGCTGGGGTGCGTCAATATCTTAAACCGATGTGGACCGTTCGCGGTACTATTTTCTTAGGGCCGGACCATTTGGATAAAGCAGCTTTAATGACCAACCACGTCGGATGGCGTTTGCACGATCCTGACCAAACCACGCTAATTACCCCTAACAGTTTAGTGGGTGCTCTTTCGGGTGCATATTGCCTTTTAACCACGGCCAACGCGGAATGCATCGGGAACGTTAACCAGCCAGCTGCGATTAAGGTGGTTTACGATATTATGATTTCTGGCGAATTCCCCTGGGACCCAGATATTTACCCGACAATGACCACACCAATTTTCCCCGACTAATGGATGATTTAGGATTTAACGGAACGGGTAGTAGGTTTAATTCGCGCTTTGGAGCTGGCCAGCCAATCCTGGCTAAACAGCTTAACGAACTTACGCAATCGGTCCAAAGCTCGCTACCTATGCCTTACATCGGTGCTGGGACCAATGTAAGTTTTTTACCTGGTGGATCTATCATTACCACTAATGAACCGATGCCAGAGAGCACCACGCAATTTCTTCAACACGATGTTTTCGTTAACACCATTAACAATGGTGAAACCACCTTTTCAGCTATCCAGGTGGTCATCGGTACCATCATCATTCAGAATTTAAACGAAACTATTGAATATACCACCCAGAGTTATGGTGTTTGGCCTACCAGCGCTTATACCATTGGTACAGATTCAAGCTCACCCTACATTGGCCTAGGTGGTTATATCAAGCTAGCCACACCCCCTTAATATGTCAGGACCTATTACGAATAATGGCAGTAGCACGATGTTCCTGGGCACAGGAGGTTCTGCCTCTTATAGTTTGTCATCGCCTAGTGGTACCACGCAATTCCTGGCCGGCACATCGGGTATTGTAAACGGCCACTATGTTTTGGGTGGTAGTACGGTCCCCTATACCCTTTCAGCTCCAGGCGATTCGGTAACGCACAGCTATACCCTAGGCAACGGTACCGCGGATTACAATATGGGGCCAGGTAACACTGCTACCACATCCTATAATTTAAACCCTTCTGGTGGATCTACGGGTACAAATACTAATTTAATTACCCCATCTGGGGTTTCATCGTCGCAGATGGGTCCTAGCTCGCTAGCTAACGTGCTCGCGACGTTGAGCGCTGGAGATACCCAAAGCTATACCCTGGGCTCCGGTGATTCGGCCACGGTCACCACGGTAATCGGTGGGGTAACTAATACGGTAACGCTGGGCTCAGGCGATTCAGCTACCACCACGGCCGATTCGGGTACGGCCACGGGTACGACGAATGACACTCTTAGCGGTGATACCCCAACGCCAGGAGCTGCCAGCACAACCTATAATGTTGGCACAGATGGTAGCACGTCATCGACGTACGGAGCTGATACCTACAACGTTTACATTATTCGTAATGCTTATGGCATTTCGCGTGGTGGTACGTTCGCCAGCACGCCTTTAATTTCGGTAATCGCAGCTGGATCTGCTGGTGATATTGCCAGCACGCCCTGGAATGAAGGCACCGATAAACAGGTTTATTACGATATTTACGGAAACATTACCCAGATTTCTATCATAGTACCTGGTAGCGTGGACCCTGTTAACGGTGGAATGTTCGCAGGCGATGCCATTAACAAATTTCAAACCGCCCAGGCCTCACCGTACATCGCCCAATATAACTGCCAGCGCGTATTGATTGCCCAAGTTAAATATAATGCAGGAAGTAAAAAATGGGACGTTTATCAATATTTGGAAGGCCCGGTAACATTACCTAATAATTTAATCCACGGTGGGGTTTTCTTTTATAGCCCAGATACCTTGGTGGATAACTTACCTAATTGGCTAACCACCCCAGATTTTGAAAGCCAGGAAGTGGCATTTGAAAATCCCTGGTCGGGTAGCGATAAGTTTACAGGTGGTGGCCTTCTGCCATCGGTTGCAATTACGCCTAACCTGTAATTTTGACTATAACGCGTTTTTATGGCCGTTAGCCCTCCCCCAATTCAATTCAAACAGGGTACCAGCTTTGGGGCCAGCTGCGTTTATACCCAGGATGAAGGTGGTCCTGTGGATCTAACTGGCGTAGTGATTACGTCAGCTATTCGCGATGCAGGTTATAACTATTATCCTTTAATCGTTACAATTACCAGCCCCACCACGTTTACGGTAATTTTCCCTACCAGCACGATGAATTGGGTAGTGGGGCCAGCTTATTGGGATATTATGTTTACTTACGGAGCTGGTAGCACGTTCCTAACCCAAAGCATTCAATTCTTTATCCTGCCCAGCGTTACCGGGAGTTTTTTATCTGGCAGCATTTATAACTAAATGGCGCTGAATATTACATTACTGACGGCCGCTAACCTGGCCGCGTCAACGCCATCACCAGCTACCGTAACGGTAACTACTGGCCTGCCAGGTCCGCGTGGCCTACCTGGTGAAGCTGCTACTATCGCTATCGGTACGGTAAGCGCTGTACCTTATGGCACCCCCCCTACTGTAAATAATTCGGGTACTTCATCGGCCGCAGTTTTTAATTTCCAGCTCGAAACAGGCCCTCAAGGGACGCAAGGGATTCCTGGACCTACTGGAAGTACGGGCCCTGCTGGTCCTGGCGTGCCGACGGGTGGGATAGCTGGCCAGGTCCTAGCTAAAATCGACGGCACAAATTATAATACCCAATGGGTAAACGCTGGCACATCGACGGTGGCTTGGGGAAATATAACAGGTTTAATTAGTAACCAAACAGATCTCCAAACAGCTTTAAATGGTAAATACTCCACGACGAACCCAGCTGGATATATTAC